AGGGAGTACCCAAATGAAAATTACTATGACCAAATCATCAATCGGTATTACTAGAGAAGATGGTGCTGAAACAGCAACTTACGAAAATGGTAAAGAATATAAATCACAAGGTAAGTGGCAAGATGAAATTTTTAAAGGTTTCATAGACATGGGAATGGCACATGAAATTGGTGGAAATGCCCCTGTTCAAGAAACAAAAATTGTTAGAGCAAGAACATCTGCTGGTAAATTAAAAGGCGATGATGCATCTACACCAGATATAAATGAAGCTTGGGTTGGTGGAAAAGCACCAAAAAAGGCTAAAAAGAAAGCTAAATAATGGCAAGAAGTATTCCATCAGGTATAGCGAGTGCTATTACCAATGCATCTACTAGGCCATTTTACGCTGTTGATTTATTATTTGATGCACCAAATCAATTATATTTTCATACAGGTATAGGTAATAAAACCATTGGAAGCGTGACATATCAAGGCGTTGGTGATTTATTAAAAATAAGCGCAATAGATGAAACCAATGATTTAACTGCATCTGGAGCAAGCTTAAAGCTTAATGGTTTAAATTCTACATTATTAATTAGGGCATTAGCTGAACCATATCAAAATAGAATTTGTAATATTTATTATGGTGAAGAAGGTAACAGTAACCTTATTTTTCTTTTTACTGGCCTTATGGATGTTATGACATTTAGTGATGATGGCGAAAAAAGTACAATTGATTTAAAAATTGAAAGCCATTTAAAAAGATTAAAGCGTAAGGCAATCTTAAAATATACTAATGAAAGCCAAAGAGCGAGACACCCAAGCGATACAGCAATGTCTTATATAACTGGGTTGCAAGAACAAAGGCTTGAATTTGGTAAGGGATACAAAGCCCCAGCCACTTAACCCTAGAAGGGGTAATATGGAATATCAGCAAGAATTTTACCATCAAGTAAAAAAAGAATTACCAGATTTGATTAAATTGCATTGGGAAGAAATAGCACTTAATAAAGATGTTATTAAACTTAATCCAGATTGGGAAGCATACCAAGATGGTGAAAAACAAAATAAAATAAAATGTTTTACTGCTAGGCATAATGGTAAACTTGTAGGATATTTTGTAGTCTGCGTTCATAGGAATTTACATTACAAAGATCATTTATATGCTACTAATGATATTATATTTTTGCATCCAGATTATCGAAAAGGATTTATGGGTATAAAATTAATAAAATTTGCAGAAAAATGCTTAAAAATTGACAAAATAAGCGTTTTAATCATAAATTCAAAAACACATAAACCATTTGATGCTATTCTAAGCAGAATGGGTTATAGTCACATAGAAAATGTATTTTCAAAAAGGTTTATATAATGGCTATTTCAATAGGATTTGCATTAGGAGCTACCACTGTAACAACAGCAGTAATTGTTGGTGGTGCAGTGATGATGGCAACTACAATGCTCGTTACAGCCGCTATGATGCCAGATATGCCTTCATTTGATGATAGTTCTTTGGGTAGTAATGGTACGATGGTAAATGCTGTAACTCCCAATGCATTTCACGAAATAGTATATGGAGAAGTTAGAAAAGGCGGCGTAATCACATTCCAAGAAGTAACAAACAATAATCAATATTTTCATCAAGTAATAATCATGGCGGCACATGAAATTGAAGCTTTGGGTGATATTTATTTAAATGCAGAATTATCACCAATTAACAGTTCTGGAATGGTTACAAGTGGAACATATGCTAACAAAGTGCATATTTATAAACATTTGGGTGATCAAACTACAGCAGATAGCGGTTTGGTTTCAGCAACAAGTGTGGATAGCAATTTTAAAAATTTGGGATTGTCTTATATATATATGAAGTGTCAATATGACCCAGACGTATTTACACAAGGTATTCCCGTAGTTACTTGTATGGTAAAAGGTAAAAAAGTTTATAACCCTTCAAACAATACAACTGCATGGTCTGATAATGCGGCTTTATGTATTAGGGATTATATGACTTCTGAATATGGATTTGATGTACCATCTGCAAATATGGATAATACAACATTTATTGCGGCTTATAATGCTTGTGAAATTTCATTAGGCAGTGGGGCAACAAATAAAATGAAGTGTAATGGTTCATTAAGTTGCGGTGTAGACTTTGAAGGTAATTTAGGTAAATTATTAACAACTTGCCAAGGGACATTATATTGGTCTCAAGGCTATTGGAAATTAAAAGTTGCAGTATATAGTACTCCTTCAGTTACATTTACAGAAGCTAATTTAAGAGGCCAAATTGGTGTTCAAACAAAATCTAGCAGTTCAAGCCAATTTAATAAAGTACAAGGTCAATTTGCAGATAAAGAGCAAGAATATATATTAGCAGATTATCCAATGATTTCTTCAAGCACTTTTATAACAGAAGATGGTGGCAGTACTTATGAAAGTGCAATGGATTTAAATTTACCATTAACTACTGAGTCTGCCGTAGCTCAAAGGCTTGCTAAACTTGCTTTATATAGATCAAGAGAACAAATAACTGTAAATGCTGAATTTGATTTAACTGCAATGTCTGTGGAAATCGGAGATACTGTAAATTTAACAATAACTAGATATGGTTGGTCTTCAAAGCCATTTGAAGTAGTTGGTTGGACATTTAATGGAGATCAAAACGGTTCAACAATATCATTAAGTCTAAAAGAAACATCATCTGCGGCTTATTCTTGGAATAATGAAGAAACAGCAATTATTTCTAATGATACAATATTAACGCAAATACGAGATGGGTTAACAATCAGTAATTTCTCTGCGATTAACAACAAATCAATACAAACTGATGGTACAGCAATTGCAGAATTTTTTGTTACATGGACTTCAGCTACAAATGCTATGGTTGATTTTTACGAAATAGAATGGAAACCAGCTACTGATAGTGGTTATGCAGTTGCAAGAACATCCGATAATAGTTTTAAAATATCACCTGTAAGAAACATTCAATATAATGTTCGAGTTAGAGCCGTTACTGTAAATGGCAACAGGGGTGCATATTCAAGCACAACTGTAACAGGTGGTGGTGATACAACAGCCCCAGCATTAGCAACTTCAATAACAGCAACAGGTGGTTCTGGAGTAATTACTATTCAATGGACAAATCCATCAGATGCAGACCTTAGATATATTGATGTTTATGAAGGCTCAACTAATAGCAGTGGTTCATCTTCAAAAGTCGGTTCTTCATCAGGTTCAAATTTTGTTAGGCCAAATCTTGGTAGTGAAGTTACAAAATATTATTGGCTTAAATCTGTAGATATGTCTGGAAATGTTAGTGGATTTACAAGTGGTGTTAATGCGACAACAAGTGAAGAAGTAATTGCAAAAGGTGGTGGTGTATATCGCGTTGAATTAAATTCTGGAGATACTATTGATTATACAGTTACAGTCGTTGCAGGGCAGTTTTATTTAGATGGCGTACAATCCCCAGCAATTGAATTGTTAGAAGGCTATAAATATAAGTTTGATCAATCACATAGTAGCAATGGAAGTCACCCATTAAAATTCTCAACAACAAGCAATGGTACGCATGGTGGTGGTTCTGCATATACAACTGGAGTTGCAAGCACAGGAACAGCTGGTTCATCTGGAGCATTTACTACTATAACAGTAGCTAGTTCAGCACCAGATTTATATTATTATTGTCAAAATCATGGCGGTATGGGTGATAGTGCTGGTACGCCAAATACAAAAACTACCAAAGTTTTAACTAAATTATTCAAACATGCTTATGGTGATGAAACAATTGAGCCAGCACAAACAGACAGATTGCTTATAAATGACAATATTTTCTTAAATGAAGATGTAGCTTATATTTTTAATGGTGTTAATTGGGATGCACAAACGCAATTTATTGATGGTAATTTCTTAGCAACAGGAACTATTACAGGTAATAAATTAAGTGCTAATAGCATATCAGCATTAGGGCTAACCCTTGGAACACTTTCTGACAATTCAAGCGGTGAAAGGTTAGAATTAAATGATAGTCATATTAAAGT